CAGCGTCGTCCGGAGAGAGGACGACGCTGGAGCTTATGACGATCATCGGAGCACAACCTCGCCGCCGTCGCGCTGGTACTCGAGCAACCCGTCCACGATGTCGCGCATAACTTCGCCGCGCACGAATTTGCCGGCCGACAGTCCCGCCACCTCGAGCACGCGACGCGAGGGCGCGTCCGCCGGCGGAGGCGCTGTTGGTGCGGCGTCGCCGCCGACTGCCGACGGCGCGGAGCCAGATCCCGGCGTCGTGCTGGCGATCGCGCGCACTTGCGCCATGCCCTTGATGGCGGCGGCGGCGGCGTTGACGTAGGAAAACGGAGGGCCGGGCGGATTGGCGAGGGCGCGCGTCACGGCCTCATAAGTGGAGATCAGCGCGTTGGCGTAGGCAAATCCTTTGTTTTTGGCGAACAACTGCGACAACGCGCCCGTGAGGTTGCCGGCGGTTTGCGCGATCGACGATTGCATAGAGGCCCATGCCTGGACGCTGGCGGCCGTCAGCCGCTCCGTGTCCACCATGCCAGCCTGCGACGCTTGCGCGATCTCGAGCATTTTCTGGCGATAGGTCTCCATCGGCGTAACCAAGCCGGCGAGCGTCTCGCCGTACATGGCCACGCGCTCCTGATTGAGGGCGATCGCCTCCGTCGAGAGCCGCGTGATCTCGTTCGCTTCCTCTTGTGCCTTCCGCGCTTCCTCGCCGAGGTTTGGCGCGTCCTCTTGGCGGACCGTCGTCGTAAAATCCCCGATCCCGGCGCGGCGCTTGGCGCTCGACAGTGTGTCGAATTTCTTTATCGCGGCGTCCAGATCCCGGTTGACTTGCTCGAGGGCGGGATCGCCTTCGCCCTTGCCGTCGGCCATCATGCGGGCTTTCTGCGCCGCGAGCGCCTCGATCTGCTTGCGGGCGAGTAAGATGCTATCGTTGAGCGCCTGCGTGTTCATCGCCTTGTTGAGATCGGCCGCGCCTTTCGATCCGAACGCGGACACCTTGGCGATCCACTCGAGAAACGCCGTTGCCGGGCCGGCGAGCAGCAAGCCGATATCCTTGGCCAGGGCGCGCGACGAGGCGGCCATGCGCGTCAGGGCATCGTTGAACGCCTCCGCCTTCTTGGCGTCCACGTCGCTGATCACAACGCCGAGATCCTTAGCCTCCTTTTTGAGATCCTCGATCCCAGAGCGGCCGGCATTGAGCAGAGGGATCAACCGCGCGCCCGATTTGCCGAATAGCTCTTGCGCGATCGCGACTTTGTTGGCGCCGTCGGCGTAGCCGGCGAACCGTTCGGCCACGTCGCCGAGCAGCTCGTCGAAATTGCGGAGCTGGCCGTCGCTGTTCTTTAGGCGAATTCCCATCGTCTCGAAGGCGAACGCGGCGTCCGTCCCGCCCTTGGCGGCCTCGGAAATGTTCTTATTGAACCGCCCCGCCGAGCTGGCCAGCTCTTCCATGCTGATCTCTGAGAGGGAGGCGGCGAACGTGAGGGCGGAGAATGCTTCCGTGCTGACGCCGGCGCTCTGCGCCATCTTGCCCATAGCGTCGGCGTACTGCAGCGCGCTTTGGATCTTCTCAACTGTGAACGTGGCCGCGAGCGCGCCGCCGATCGCCGTGGCGGCCTTCGCGATCGTCGCCCCGCTAATGCCGAGGCGGCCGGCGAGCGTCCCGACGGATTTTTCCGCCTCTTTCGACGCGGCGATAAAAGAGCCAGTGTCCATCTCGAGACGGACACGGAGCGCGCCGACTTCCGCTGAAGGCATGGCCGTTTATTTCCCCTTGGCGGCGCGCTTGGCGCGACGGCGGACGGTTTTCTCGATCTCGGTCCAGAGATCCGCGCTTATGTCCGGGATGATCTGATCGCGCTCGGCGTCCCATGCCGGGCGCGCCCACGGCTGCGGCTTGTTGTGGATGCTGCCAAACTCTGTCAGATGCCCGGCCGGGTCGCGGTTCGGTCCGACGAGCACGGTAAAATTCCCGCCCTCCGCGGCGGCGGCCTCTCGCGCGGCGGCCCTCGCGTCGCCTCGAGACGCGCCGGCGGCCATAGCCTCCGCAAACGCGCGCTTTCCCGCCGCGCCGGCGTCGCTCGAGTACATCACGCGGACGCTCCGCTTTAGATGCCCCTCGAGGACTGGCACGCGCTCACGCATCCGGCGGGCGATGCGATCCGCAGGCTTTTTAAGGATGCGGCGGAGGACTGACTTTTGGGCCGATCGCGGCAGATCGCGAAAGGCCGCCTTTAGGTCGTCCACGCCAGAGATCGCGAAGCGTGCGGGCTTTGGGGATGGCATCTTTGTTGACGTGGTATTTTTGATAAAGCTCGTCGGCCTCGTCCTCGGTGATCGCGGACCGGCCTTTCCCGTAGACGGCGCGCGGACGCCGCGCCTCTATGATCCACCACAATTCCTCGGGCTGTGCGGCCCAGAATTCCGCCGGCGTCAGGACGCCGGTTGCGACAAGGGCCTGATAGAGGCTCCGGACGAGGCTCTCCCGTCCGGTTGATCTTTTCCCTCGGACGCCGCTCCCGCCCCGAGGTTCACGCTAGCCGGCGGTATGATCCGCTCGAGCAGATAATGGACGAGAACGGCGGCGTCCTCTTGGATGCTGTCCGGCCCGAACATGCGGGCGGCAACGTCGCTCTCCGTCACGTCCTTGACGCCGGCGAACTTGAGCAGCTCGGCGTAGCAACACGCAATCTTGAAATAGGGCGTCCCCCCTCGGACGAGGAACCCCATCATTTCCGTGACGGTCATGTGCGGCTCTATGAGGGCGATCGCTTGCGTTACGCGATTACCGGGGATCACGTAGGCTTTCCCCTTCCATCGCAATTCCAGATCTTTCCACATGGGTTCGGGTTCCCGTTGGTGTTTGCTTCGCGATCGCCTCGAGGTGAGCCTTTACGCCGGCGGCGTGAATACCCAAGGGCCGGTTGACTGCAGCTCGACGGACCAAGTTGCCGCGTCGTTGTGCGGGTGCGTCGGATTGTAGTTGGCTTGGATGAATTCGCCGACGAGCGTCGCGCCGTCCGGCCAGACAAGCGTATAGGTGTCCTCGATGTTCCCGGCCATCCACGCGTTTCGCATAACTTCGTTTGTCGGAAGGCCGGCGAGAGCAATGGTGATCTGCTTGCTCCCGAACGTGCCGAGCTTGCGCACAAACCCGTCATCGTCGTCGGTTGTCACGTCGACGACTTCGCCGGCGCACGTGATGCCCTTCTCTCGCAAGCCGAGGATGCGGACGGGCGGCGACATTGCGCCTTTGTAGACTTCGAGGTCGCGGCCAAGATATTCGACCATTGCTTAGGTTCCTTCCGTGGTTAGGTGCGATACCAGACGATGAAATCGACGGAGCTGCGGAAGCGGTATTCGCTGGCGTTGCTCCCGCCTTCGCGATCGTCGCGCTCATTCTCGATCATCGCGAATTCGATCGTGACGCCGCCGGCGCTGCCGGAGAACCCGGATAGGGCCGCCTTGAAAGCGTCGGAGATCGTTTTGGACGCCAGGAAGCTCGCCGCCCACGCGTCGACTTGCACGCGGTCGGACTGCAGGCCGGCTTGGCCGTCGTCGGTATAGAGCGGCGCGCCCGAGATCTTGTTGACGACAACCGCCGGCAACGGGTCCGCTTGCGGCACGGAGCCGGGATAGATCCGGTCGGAGCAAAGAGAGGTAACGCCGGACGTGGCGAGCAGCTTGGCAATGATGCCCTTCTCGACGATCATGGCGAATTGTCCACGACAACGGGAGCGGCGTCGGCGCGCCTCACGGCGTCGATCTCGCGATAGGTCCGGCGGCCCTCGTCGATCAGATCCCGAACGGCCGTGATCTCATACACGGCGCCGCCGTGCTCGATCCGATCCGTCGGCGTGATCGTTGCCGTTGAGCTGCTCCACCGAACGAGGAACCGGGCGGAGATCTCGGCGCCGACTTCCTGCGCCCGATAGCTCTCGCCGCCGCTGGCGTCGCGTTTCTGCGCCCACACGCGCCGGTAGGTCGACCACGCCAGGATCTTCTCGTTTAGCTCGTTCCGCGTCGCCGTGGCGCGCTGGAGGTCGATCCGCGTGTCTAGATCGCCGTAATGCTTAGAAGCCATGGCCGACGTGCTCCCAGCAATAGCCGCTCGCCAGCTCGTCCATGCGCCACTGTTTCCAAGCGATCGCGTTCGCCCACGCGGTCCGGTCCGGCGTCGGCGGGATCTCGCCGAGCTTGTGCCCCGTCACGTCCCAAGCCATAGAGCCAGGGTTGGCGGCGATCGTCGGGATGCCGGCGAGAACGGCGTCCACGCCGCTGTTGGAGTTGAACGTCACGGCGAGCCGCGCGCCGGCGAGATCCTCGGCAAGCGTTTGCGCCGCCTTCTCGAGCGAATCCGGCTTGCGCGGGTGCGCCTGCGGATGCGACCGGAACTTAACGGGGAACTTTTGCCCGTACACGGTGAGGGCGTCGTTATAAAACCGGTCGATGTCCGTCCCCATTAGCGACATATCGCCGTGAACCTGCTGCAGCACGAGCGCGTAACCGTCGGGAGCTGGCCGCCAGGGCTGCATGAGGTGCGCGAAATGCTGCTGCCACCTCGAGCCGTCCTCGAAAGGACCATAGAAATCGGCGTGGCCGTTGAGGCCGCCACCGAACGAGACGCTCGTCCACTGAAAGCGATCGCCCACATAGCCGCGCTCGAGGACGCACACTTGGCGATTTAGCGCGCGCTGGACGGAGATCTCGCGTTGGCGGCGCGTGCTCCACATAACGAGAAGATCGCAAGGCGGCCCGGCGTGTAACACGAGATCAACGTCCCATCCGTGCCGGCGGAGGCCGGCGGCAAACGCGCCGCCCCACGTCGTTTGATGGTGCGTCGGCTCCGTCGGTCGGACGAGCACGCGCGCTTTTCTTTGTCGCGTTGTCATTTGAGGTCGATCCGCCAAGCCTCAGAAATGTAGTGGCGCGTCCCCTTGATCCATGTCACGCGCGCGCCGGCAAACCACGTTCGGAGCAGCTCGTCCCATTCGGAATAAGGCCGTTTGTTGATATGCAGATCGTCACCGGCGTTATTGAAGCTCGGACGGTTGTTCGCCGTCAGGATCACGTGACGCCGGGAGACGCGCGCTAACTCAATACACGCGCGCTCGTCGTCGCCGGGGATGAGGTGCTCGATCACGTCGAACATGGTCGCCACGTCGAACGCCTTGTCCGGAAACGGTAGGGCGTGCACCTCGGCATACTTGACGCGATCGCCGTCGATCAGAGTGGGGACGATCTCCGTCCCCTGCACCGGCGAGAAGCCAAGGCGCTCCGCCTCGAGCAGCATGTCGCCTTGACCGCAGCTCACGTCGAGATAGGCGCCGCGGATGGGTAGGGCGGCCAGGTCGCCGGTCGCATCGGCGCGGCGCTCCGCCTTCATCCGATATTTTTTGTTGAGCTGATACGCGCGGACGTATTTGTCGTGCTCGCGCTTGCGGTCCTCGCTAAGCGACATTCCGGAGCCTCTCGGGTTGAACGGCCAGCGCATCGGCGAGGCTCATTTGCGGGAAGCACGTCAACGCCGTCGCCGGCGTCGCGTTGATGATCGTGGGCGCGTCCGCCACTTCGCGGAGTAGCCGCTCGGCGGTGTCGAAATTCTTGATAAACCTTTCATAGGGCGGATCGCCGCGGCGGACGCCGGGCGGGTGCTCGCCAAAGAAATGCGCGGCGCCGTCGATCCTTTGCATGTTGAAGCCGACGAGGACGATCACGCGAGCGCCGAACCGGATCGCCAAGTTGATCGCCTGAAACCCTGAATTCTCGCCGTAGTGGATCAACCCGCGATCGGTCGAAAAGCCGGGATCGTAGGCGGCGCGGACGAGGCGGAGGCCGTGCCTTGCGGCGCACTCGAGCTTGTGACTATGGATCTCGTCGTGCGCGGACCATTTGACGCCGGCGAACTGCGGCTTGTGATGGTTCCACCAAGGCGGATCAAGCGAATAGAGCGCATCGGCCCACGGCATGAGCTTGAACGCGTCGCTAACCGCGATCACGCGATGCGTCCCGGCCGCGTGGGCGAGGCGGCACGCTTCCGCCACGCCCGGCGTGAGCGACGGTCCGGACGCGGCGACGATCGCGGCCTCGCCGCGCCACAGTTGCGGGATCGGATCGAAAATCATGCGACGGCTGGCGTGCGGAGGCGGGCGAGCAGCATGTCGATTGTGCCGCCGGGTTTCAGGAACCGCTCGGCGGCATCGTCGCCGGGGTTATCATAAACGGCCTTCAGCATGTAGAACACGGCCGCGCGGACCGTGTTGCGCTGGCTCTCCGTCCAGATCGGCGGCGAGCTTGCGTCCGGATCGCCCTCCACCTCGAGGTAATTCAGGATCGAGGCGTTGGCTATTTCCATGGCGAGCTGTACGCCGGCGAGGCGCTCGTCCGTGATCGCCGGCGGACTGCTGTCCGCGCCCTCGAGATCGAGGCGGAGAAAATTGTTAGCTTCCGCGATCGTGATCAGCATTAGGCCCTCGTCGTCTTGCTATCGCGCGGCTTGCGGATCGCGAGGTGC